AATGACGTCGCTGTACGGGTTGAAGATTGCGTCGACCAGTTGGTTGAGCGCTTCTAGTTGTTTGGCTGATGCTGAGGTCGGCTGAAAGTTGTCGGCCATCATTTGTCGGGTCTCCTTGCTGAGTGTGTCGTCGGGATCTATGTACGGATGTTCTATCACAGGTGTGTCACGGTGCTGTGGCAGCCCATGGCCCCCACCCGGAATTGTTGTAAATGGCGAGCGCAGCCCGCAGGTTTGCCTCAGCGATAAACAGTTCTGAGCAGTCGGTGACGCCAACGCCTTGCACTTGTAGCCAGCCTTGGGGCCAGTTGCTGTTAGGTAAGCACCAAAACCCGTTGATTTGGGTCAGCCCGTAGGAGCCGCCGTGCGGGTCGTCGACGTTGTGCGCGGTAAGTGTGCAGCGGCTTTCGCGCAACATGACCACGGCAAGCGTGTCAAGCTGATCCTCGGGCCAACCGACCTGCCTAGCCAGGCTGACGGCGTCGTCGCAGGTGGCAATGGTGGTTGGCAGGCTGGTTTCGGTGACGGTGGTTTGCTCGACTGTGGTGGTTGGGTACACGTCCCATGATGCGGGTGTGGTTGTGGCGCTAGGTTGCCCCGAGAGGGGTCTAGGCGCCTCTAGGAGCGTCGTTAGCCCTAGGACTGCTGTAACCAGGGTGGCTAATGCGGCTAATGGGTTCAATGTCATGGCTAGGTTCCTTTCGTCGGTGATCCCACCCTAGGGGATCTGACGGGCCTATGCGGGAATACCCTCAAATACCTTGAGAAATGCGGCTTTTACGAGGTTTGGGTTGTCTGCCATTTTGGGTGTGATCTCGACGTGCCACCAGTCGCCACCGGGTGCGCCGGACACGGTTTGCTTTTGGTAGACCTGCCAGGCCATGCGGTCGCATCGCCATGCTCGACCGAACGGTTGCGGCCAGTAGTCAATGACCATTTGTACGCCAAGTTCGTTTGCGTTGGCTACACAAGCCTCAATAAACACTTTGCTGAGTTGGCGTCCGTTTGGTTTGCCACGGTGATCGGGCATATCACGGTAAGACAGGTCGACGGCGCGGCCCGTGGCGTGTACTGACAGGGTGCCGGGTTTGCCTTTCATGTCACGTTGGCCGTACGAGCCGTTGTTCCATAACGAGCCGTTGGCGTATTTGACGGCTTGCCTAATCCATTCGTCCATGCCTGGGCGCGGTGCTTTGGCGGCGCCGTCGGCGTTGCCGATGTAGTCGGTGGCGCCTGGTACGCCTGGTTTAGCTTTGGCTATTGCCACGACCGTACGCTACGTCGTTCGGGTTGGCCCATCGCATGATGACGGGCAGGAGAGCTGCGGCGGCTGCTTTTGCGAGGTCTTGCGGGTCGGTGTTGCCGGTGGCAATGACTGCTGCAACGGCGGCGATGACGGATCGAGCGTAACTAGCGAGCATTGCTTTGGTTTGGTTGCTCATTTGTGGTTCTCCGTGTGGTGGTCGATTTTTTGTTCTATTCGGCCCAGCGCTTCGTGTACCCGTCCGTGATCTTTAGAGTTTTCTTTTTGGCCCCGATAAATGAGCGCAACGAGTAGAGAGAAACAGCCACCGACCACAGCCACCACAATCTCAACAGCCATCGGCTCATCCGAGTAGTGCGGCGGCTTCGTCGGCGGTCAAACCGAGCTTGGCAAGGACGGCGGCTCGAGCTGCGGCTTTGGTTTCAATCGTTTCAGCTTGTGCGCGTTGCGCTTCAATAAGTGCCGCTTCTTCTGCTGTTGCTTCACGCACAACATCGTCAATTTGGATCATGTAAGGCATGTGTTTCCTAACTGTTTTGGTAACCGTATACGCGTACGGTTCCGCCGGTCATTGTTCCGCCGCCTGTTGTCAAGGTGAACGCGGTGTATTGCGTCGTGTTGAATACGGCTGCTGAAAACCAAAAACTGGTCGCGCCGCCGTAACCTTGACCTGACACAGTTGTCCGTTTGGCCAAATTTGGGCTGAAAATATCCATTGCAAAATTTCCGCCGTTTTCGGTGTCTGATTGACACGCGTAGAAAAATGCAGCGTTATTGCTTCGTAAGGTGCCTGTGCCAGCCCCGTCGTAGTTGTCGTAGTACCAAGATCCGTAATACCCGGTTGCTGTCGCCCCAAAAGTCATTTTCGTGGTTTGTCCGCCCGTCGAATAATCAACGTCGCTTACTACCACGCGGTAGTTGTCATAAGTGCTGTTGAATGCGTCGGTAATTTGGACGCTGGATACTGCGCTGCCGATCGTCTGTGTTTTCACTAACACCAAAGCGGGTGTGACGCCTACAGGTTGCCATGCCGATCCGTCGTAATACTGGGTTGTGTTGGTCGCCTCGATGTATGCAAACTGGCCTTCGGCAAGCGTCTTTTCGCCTGTGCCACCAAAAGCGGCGTCACGAGTAACGGTGGTTGCAAACACGGGAATACCCGTGTTGACCTCAGTCATTTGAGCTGCGGTCAAAACCTGCCCGGCGGTAAATGCTGGAACGCTGGTCTGTGTGTTTGGCATGGTGTCTCCTATCCTAAAACATTCAAGGCGTCAAGGACGCCATATGTGGCGTCGTCCAATATCAACTCGTAGATAATTGTGGTAGCCGCTGTGTACAGGTTGACGCGGTGCCCTGTGTTGAAATCAATTAGATGCTCGATGCCTTCAACTGATAGTTCTTGGGCGAGGCTGGTCGTGCCGGTGCCTGTCGGGAACGTTTTTTCGATGGTGATTGTGTCGCCAATGTCGATGATGGCGACCGTGTCGCGTTGGGCGGTGGTCAGCATGGCGAATTTGGTAGCGACGTCGGTGTACCTGGCTTCGGGTTCGCCGTTGAGCAAGTAGGTGGCGGCGTCAGCCAGCTGTGTCCCGGCGCTCTCAAGCAGGCTGTTAGTGATGCTTTCGGTTTGGATGAAATAGGTGCTGATCGAGGTGTTGTCGCTGGCGGTGGCGTTAGATCCGTTGAGGTTTTGCACGTAGGCGCGGTTGACGACGCTGTCAGCCTCGAATGTGATGCCGACGTTGTCGTATTTGACGCCTGTGCCGCTGTCTTTGAAATCGGCGACGGATCCGCTCAGCGTTGCACCGATCCTCGATTGAAAGGTCAGCACGCCCTCGCGCGATACGAACAGGCGGCCAAATTCGGCGGTGCCGTTGATTTGGTTCAGGTAGGCCAGCACGTTGGTGCCGGCGGGGACGGTGTAGGTGCTGTCATGGCCAAGATTGACGGTGCCTGTGGAAATGTTGCGGGCGGTTGGCCCGGTCGGGTAATCGACTTCGGGCAGGTTCAACACGCTTTCTATGCGTTGACCTGATGTTTCGGTCGACACGTTGTAGGTGTCCATGTAGGTCTGTGCCAACAGGTAGAAGTCGTCAGCGCAATACACCGTGACGGTATTGAGGCCGCCTAACGCGAAATTGTAGTCGTAATTGACCACATAGCCTTTCATCAAATATTCAAGCACGTTGCTTGAGTTGTATCGGCCGAGGCGTACGCGGCGCATTGGTGCCAGGCCAGGCACATTGGCGTTGGCGTCATAGTACGGGGATTGCGTGTCAAACGGGTTGAAGATGCCGTCGGCGAGCGTGTCATTGAGCGTAAACGTCATGGTGCCTGCGCTGAACTGGTCGCCCTGATCTTTGCGGCCTCGACGTACCGCAATGTTCAGGGTGCCGTCGGTAACGTCAGCAAACTGGGTGGTGCCGTCCAGCACATACGTCGTGTTGTCCAAGACGCCTTTAGTTGTGTCGTCAAGCGTGAACGCGTCAATTTGAAACCCTGCGTCAATTTCAAGCAGGTAGTTGCCTGATTGGACGATTGCTGTGCCGGGCATCAGACGTACCCGCTGACCTCAATGCGCGCCGGGCCGGCTGATCGGTTGTAGGCGCGGATCGAGTCAACTACGGCTTGCCCGATTTCGGCGCTGGTCGCCAATCCGCCGTTGACGTTGACGGTAATGTTTTCCAGCATGGCGTTGCGGGCGCTCGATGTGAACGGGTTGCTAGCGATGCCTGCCCCAAGCATGTTTGGGGCTTCCATGATTTGTCGAACGGATGCGCCCCCGCCGCCACCGCCCCCGCCAGCCACGCTAGGAGCCGCTACAACGACCGCAGACCCCGTAGACGAGGGAATAGGTACCCCAAGGTTTTTGTCGCCGCCTACGGCCGCTACGGACGCGCTGGAGCCACCGCCGCCGATCTTGCCCATTTCGGGAATGGTGAAGCCTTTGCCGCCGATGCCTGGCACCCAGTCAGGGATCTCGAATGACAGACCGCCGAGGGTCGAATTCCATACGTCGGCGATCGTGTTAATGATGCGTGTCCACACGTTTAGCATCGTGTTCAGGTACCCGGACACAAAGTCGACCATGACTTTGACGCCGACTTTGACGGCGCTAAACACGGCGTCTACGACTTTTCTGAAGCCTTCAAATTTGGCGTATGCGGCGACAAGAGCTGCACCAAGTAGCACGATGGCGGCGACGACCAAGCCGATCGGGTTGGCTGCCAATGTGATGTTGAACGCGGTCTGCAAAAACGCTGCGGTTTTAATCGCCACGTTGTACGCGATAATCGCAGCCGAAAGTGTGCCGATTACCCCGGCAAGGATGATCACCACGTCGGCGTTTTCCTCGACGGCCTGCGCCATCTTTGTAATGATCGGTACTAGGCGCTCAAGCAATGGCAGTACGGCGGCGCCAATGCTTTCTTGCATTTCGGCGAATGCGATCTGCATTTTGGCCATGCCGCCCTCGGCCGTTTCGGTGAATGCTTTGTTGGCTCCGCCGAACGTGCCGCCAAGCACGCTGATGATGGTTTCCATGTCGGCACCCTCACGGATGAGGTTCGCCATTTCGGGGGTGAGCGATCGTAGGGCTTTGAAGTTGCCTTCGTAGGCTTTGGCAAGCGCATCAGCGACGGTGGTTGCGTCAATGGATGTTGCCCGGCTGATATCGAGCACGAGCGACATTTGGGATTGGGCTTCGTTGATGTCTTTAGTGCCACGCACAAGTGCAGCAAACGCAGGGCGCAGTACGTCGTCAGCGACCGCGGCCTGGCGTGACATTGCGCTAATTGCTTTTTCAACTTCAGCGATTTGTTCTTGCCCAGCACCTGTCGAGTTTTGAAGCTGTACGGCAAGTGCAGCCTGTGCGGCCTCATCTTCGGCGGCTGCCTTGGCGGCCATGCCAAGCCCGGCAGCAAGTGCGCCCGCGGCTGCGATTGCAGGCACAAACGCTTTTTCCATGCCATAGCCGACCTTTTCCGAAGTCGTTTCAAGGCTGTTGAATTCTTTTTTGGCGCGCGCAATACCCTTGTCGTCGAACTCGCTGATGATGGGTATGCGAATACTCATATGGTTGCAATTCTACGATTTATCTCGGCAGCGACCTGTTCAAGCGCTTTGGTCATTTCGTCTTGTACGTCGGTTATGTGCGCTTCGGCTGATGGCCACATGACGCGCGAGGGGTTGCCAGCGAACGCGGTCAAGGCGTCACCCAGGCGATTTGAGTTGCCACGGCCCGCAATGTCATAGATTGACGCGGCTGGGTCTTTTTGAATGATGGTTACGACGCCGTCTTTTTTGCGTCCCGCGTCTACTTTGACCTGTACGCCGCGTCGAGCCTTGCGCTGATCCCACGGCAACAGTTGACGCCCATTTTGCGTCCACCGATACCGCATACCTGACAAGGCTTGCGCCGGGTAACGGCTTTGTGCCTCAAGCACGATTGGGCTGGCGATCTGTTTAGCGTCCTTGGCAAATTGTTTGCGGGCCTCAGGGTCAATCTGCCTGAGGTCTTGCAACATTTGTTTGACGCCAATCACCTCAACGGTTGCCATTAGCGGCCCCGCTTTGCTTGTTGCTGTTGCAGTTCAAGAACGTGGAACACGGTGGTCATGTCTCGAGTGTCAAATTCCACTTGCGGCGGCCAGTAGCCCGTCATTACTAAGACCTCAGCGAGGGAGCGTCGCCAGGTGCCGCGATGGTAGGGGTTTCGTCGGTGGTTTCCTCGATCGGCGTAATTTCCATGTCGGGGTGTTCAGCAACCCATTCACGCCACGTGCCAGGCACTTTGTCGCCAGCAAGCTTGCACAGGATGTATGCCCAGCAGCACATGTCGACAAACCCGATGCCTTTGCCGTCTGCGGATCGACGGTTTTCTGTCTTTTCCCATTCAACGATGGCAAGCATGTTTGTGACCATTGTGCGGGGTTCGCGCCCGTCTTTGAGGTCGACTTTGAGTTTGACGCGCATTAGTTGCCTTTCGTCGGGCAAGGCTCCGCCAGCGCGGGCTTGCTTGGTTTGTTTTCAGCGCCGCCCGATTGGGCTGGCGAGAACATGACTAGCTGGTGGCCTTTGTGAGTGTGCCACCCGTGAAGGTGAGGTCGATGGTGCTGAGCTCTCCCAATGATGCGTTGATCGGGGTGTGGCTCTCAAGGTATGCGCCGGTCAGCGTGTACTTCGGCGATGCAGCCGTTGGGGTGGTCAAACCTGCGGCCGTGGGCGATAGCTCCAACGTGGTTGTGGTGCCGACCAGCGCGTAGATCGACGCTTCGGTCTCGTTGGATGCGTACGACTGGTACAGCGTCACGGTGATGCTGTTGTTGGCGAGGCCTGCGGTGTAGGTGCGTGAGGTCGAACCGAATGCGGTGTTTTCCAGCGCCTCAACGGTGTAGGTGATGCTGGCGGCGGTGCATTGATCCGTGAGATCGACGTTGTTGATTTCCAGCGCGGGCGATGAGAGATAAACCGAGGTACTCATGTGTGTTACTCCTGTTCAGGTTCTGCTTTGACTTTAGACGACTTTTTTGGTTTGTCGGTGGATATGAGGCCCGCCGACAACAGGGCGTCAATGTTGCTGCCTTCTACTGGTTCAAACTTGTCGCCTGGCGTACCGAGGCGCGGGCTGACGATGATGTACATGGGTTCTCCTAGCTTGTCTGTGCTTGCATGGTGACGGTGAGGTCATAGGCAGGCAGGATTGAGCCGCCAATGTCGATGACGGTTGGGCGCCCCCCGGTGACGGCCACGTTTTTGGCTAGCAGCATGGCGCAAATGTTGAGCAGGGATCGCTGAGCATCGAGGTTGGCGGGGCCGAGCGTCAGCACTTTGACAGGAAACGTGAGCTTGACGATGTTGTAGTTCCAGCTTTCCCACGATGGTGCGTCAATAAACGCGCATGGGGGCACGATGTTGCGCGGATCGTTGACGACTTGTAGCCCTGTGATGGTTTGCAAGGTTGTCGTCAGGTCATCGATGGCCTCGTTGAACAAGTCGGTGTATGCGGGTACGGGCATTACGCCACCTGTGGGCGGTCAATCCCCAACAGCTGCTTCACCATCCCGGACAGGCCGACAACCGGGGCGGTTGCCATGCCGTCAAACGATGCGAACTGATCCATTGACCCGCGCTGACGGTACAGGGCACCACCGTACATGATCGTTCCGAGGGTGACGTCGCTCGATGGGCTGGTGCTGACGCTGTCAATGTATCCGGCTTCCTGTCGGCGTCGGTAACAGAACTGGTTGGCGGCTGCGGCGCATTGCGTCAAGAACGCTGCGTCGCCTGCGGTTGCGGTGCCGATACCCAGCCAATCCTCAATGTTGGTTGCGGTGATCCACGTGCATACGGGCGTGTATGCGAGCGACCCGGTGGATGCGACGCGTTCGACGTTGCTGGCGGTCTTTGCGTACAGCACCTGGTTTTGGATCGGTACCTGGTAGTCAAACATCAGGTCGCCCTCGGTGTCGGTGCCGAGGTACAGGTATTGCGGAAGCGCGTAAACGGTGTATGAGCCGTTGAACGTGGCGTCGACGCCTGTGACGGTGATTGCGCCGCCTACAACTACCTCGGAGGGGGTGAGGAGCTGTAGGACGGCGTAATCGTCCAGCAAGTACTTGTGTGTGACCGTGTAGGTGGCCATTTTGTGGGCCTACCTTTCAGATCACGGGCTGACGGTGATGGACTTGACGAGGTCGCTGTCGGCGATGAACGTTGCGACGTACCCGTAGTACGAGAACGTGC